AAAAAAGCAAAGCGGCTGAAAGCCCCAGGGGAGCAAAAGGGAAGTAGCGTAGCGGATGACCCAATGCGACCAAAGGGCGAAAGCAGCTTGCTTTCTGGGGTTTAGAAAAAAACGACTGAAAGTTTATGGAAACAGAAACGAAAAAAACAGAAAACCAAAAACAAGCAGCAACGCTGGAACGACCGAAATCGTCGCGCAAACCAAAAAATATAACTAATTACAAACAAAGAGGCCTATTTGGCCGAATTTATAAAACCCTTATAACATGCCATTTATCATACCACCAGCGTTAATTACCGCTGGAAAAGCAATAGCAGGAACATTAAAAGCAGCTAAAGCGGCAAAAACAGCAGCATTAGTAGGAAATGCATTAAATGTAGGTAGTCAGTTATTAACAAATAGACAACAAAAACGTACAAATTTAGAGATGTACGATAGACAAAGGGCAGATGCATTAGCAGACTGGAATAGACAGAATATGTATAACGCACCAGATGCACAAATGAAAAGATTTAAAGATGCTGGATTGAATCCACATCTTATATACGGTCAAATGACAACCGCCCAACCTATAAAAACACCAGAAGCGAAAGCGCCTAATTATGTAGCACCACAAGTAGATCCAGAGGGATTAAATGTATTAGGAAAACAATATGCATTAGAAACTCAACGTTTACAACTTGAGAATATGCAAAAACAAGGTGAATTAATACAAGCTCAAACTATGAAAACTAATAGTGAAACTGATTGGAAAAATGTAAATACAAAGTTTGCAAAAGACACATTTGATATCAGGAAATTTACATTAGGAAATAAAGAAACATTATCTGCTGGTGAAGTATATTTACAAGACCAAAAATTTAAGCAGATAGAAACACAAATAAGAAAAACAAATGCTGAAGTACAAAATATATTAGCTAATACAAAATTATCTGTTGCAAAGCAATCAGAAATTGCACAAAAAATAACTAGTATGAAACAATATATGGAGTTAACAAATGAAAAAATAATTACTCAAAGGCAAGAAAACGAATTTATGAAAAAAATTCAAGCTATGGGAGTAGCTGGACAGACAGCAGCAGCATTATTACGAGCATTAGGAAAAGATTAATTTTTAACAATAAAAACCCTAAACAATGAAAAGACGTATGTCTAGAAAACGAAAAGGCGGTTACAGAAAAGTAAAACGCACTTATTACATTCAACGAGGTGGAATCCGTTTATAAACAATTAAAAAACAAAAAACAACATGAAAAACTTATTCAACAGTATTAAGTTAACAAAACCAAAAAGCAATAGCTTTGATTTATCCCATGATGTTAAGTTATCAACACAAATGGGCCAATTGACACCAATTCTTACATTAGAATGTGTACCAGGTGACAAGTTTAATTTAGGATGCGAAAGTCTAGTAAGATTTGCACCACTTATTGCACCAGTTATGCACAGAATGGATGTAACAATGCACTATTTCTTTGTACCAAATAGATTAGTATGGTCAAACTGGGAAAAATTTATTACAGATGCTAATAGCGGACTTGTATCTCCATATATATTTTCTGCTAATTTTGAAGCACAATATCAAAATCCTACACAAGCTGGTACTGCTGGAAAAACAGCAGACTATTTAGGATTACCTACACCACCAAATGGTTCATTTAATACACAAGTTAGTGCAATTCCATTTGCTGCATATCAATGTATTTATAACGAATATTATAGAGATCAAAACTTACAAGCACCTATTAATTATAAATTATCAGATGGTTCAAATGATGGTTCATTTGATAGAGTTAGAGAACTTTGTAATTTACGTAATAGATCATGGGAACATGATTATTTTACAGCATCCTTGCCTTTTGCTCAAAAAGGTCAAGCAGTTGATATTCCATTAGGAAGTATTGATGGAAATGTTGAAGTATTTTATGACAATGCTTCAGGTACAACATTAAATGGTACACCAGCATCAATTAATGTACAAGGACAACCAGCAGCAGATATAACAAATGACAGATTATATGCAAAAACTGATGGTGTAGATATTGAACCTACAACAATTAACGATTTACGTAGAGCATATAGATTACAAGAATGGCTTGAAAAGAACGCTCGAGGCGGTACAAGATATATTGAAAGTATTTTAAGCCATTTTGGAGTAAGAAGTTCAGATGCAAGATTACAAAGACCTGAATATATTACAGGTGTAAAAACCCCAGTAGTTATAAGCGAAGTCTTAAACACTACTGGAGAAGATGGTGGTTTACCACAAGGTAATATGGCTGGACATGCATTATCTATCAGCAGTGGAAAAAGTGGCTCATATTATTGCGAAGAGCACGGTTATATTATCGGCATAATGAGTGTAATGCCTAAAACCGCTTATCAACAAGGAATACCAAGGACATTTCTTAAAAATGATACTTTAGATTACTATTTTCCTTCATTTGCAAATATTGGAGAACAAGCTGTAGAAAAGCAAGAGTTATTTGCATATACAGTAAATAAGAACGATACATTTGGTTATGTACCAAGATATGCTGAATACAAATATATGCCATCTCGTGTTGCTGGAGAATTTAGAACTACTTTAGATTATTGGCATTTAGGGCGCATTTTTGCAACCGAGCCTAATTTAAATAGTACATTTATCGAATGTACACCTGAACAAACTACACGTATATTTGCAGTAGAAGATGGAACAGATCCATTATATTGTCATGTTTATAATAAAATTCAGGCAGTAAGACCAATGCCTAAATTCGGAACACCAACAATTTAGTGTCAACACAATGTTTAAACCCTTTCCAGTTAAAAGAGGAAAACGGAGGTTATTATGTACCTTGTTCAAAGTGTTTAAATTGTAAAAGACGTAGAGCTAGTACTTGGTCAGTACGATTAGTTAAGGAAGGAGAGCGGAGTAAATCCGCTCACTTCTTAACTTTAACCTACGACACGGAACATGTACCTAAAACCACTAAGGGTTATATGACGTTAAAAAAGACAGATATTCAAAAATTCTTTAAAAGATTAAGAAAATGTCATGGAAAAAAACACAAATCTATAAAGTATTACGCCGTTGGAGAATATGGCGGTCAGACATACAGACCACATTACCATATAGTCATATTCAACGCTAACATTAATTATTTTGAACGTGCCTGGGCATTAGATAACAAAAAAATTGGCGAAATTCATGTAGGAACAATAACCGATGCATCAATCGGTTATACTTTAAAATATATATCAAAAGCTGCCAAAATTCCAATGCACCAGAACGATGATAGAAGCAAAGAATTTGCATTAATGAGCAAAGGGCTTGGCTCAAATTATATAACTGAAAATACATTAAAATGGCACAAAGCAAACGCAGAAGAACGCGTATACATACCTTTGTTAGATGGAAAAAAAGCCCCAATGGCGAGATATTACAAGCTCAGGATATACGACGAATTCGAGAAGGAACGAATTTCTTATTACTTCCAGAAGAAAGCATTAGAAGCAAAAGATTTGTTAGTACAAGAACATGGCAACAACTTACAATCTTATAACGAAGATAAAATTTACGATTCTATACGTAAATTGAATAAACAACAACATTTAAAAATATAACAATGATAAAAACTTATTTAAACCGCGATTTACATAATCGCAATTATGAGGTAAATAATGACCCTAGTGAAACAGTACCAGACCAAGCTATGTCTATTCGTACAATTCTTGAACGTTATTCAAGAGGATTGCCAATTACTGGAGAAAGGACACCAATTTGGCAACAAGGAGAAGATTACAATGATCTACCAGATCTAAAAACACTTGACTTATCAGAAAGGCAAGAATTTGCTGAATTATATAAGCAAGAATTAAAAGATTTAAAAAAATCTTGGAAATCTGAAAAAAAACAACCAGATTTACAAAAATTATCGGATATTAGCTCCGAGGAACAAAACGGCGTTTTGAGTGAGTTGGATTAATCCAACTCGCGCAAAGCGCAAGACAAGCGAAGCGCGTCAGCAAAGCACTAATAATACTTGATATATTAGTGCTAGTTGACACCAAGTCAACGAAAACAAAAAAAAGGAGTATAAACCCCCACCCTAAGAAAAAAGCAAAGCGGCTGAAAGCCCCAGGGGAGCAAAAGGGAAGTAGCGTAGCGGATGACCCAATGCGACCAAAGGGCGAAAGCAGC